AGCCATGACGCAATCAATGTCGCAGAGCGTTTTGCTTTGGGCGCAGCGACAAAAAATGAATTGGATGCGGCTTTTGATGCGGCGTGGTCTGCGGCGTGGTCTGCGGCGTTGTCTGCGGCGCATGATGCGGCGCGTGATGCGGCGCGGTCTGCGGCGCGGTCTGCGGCGCGGTCTGCGGCGTGGTCTGCGGCGCGGTCTGCGGCGTGGTCTGCGGCGTTGTCTGCGGCGCATGATGCGGCGCGTGATGCGGCGCATGATGCGGCGTGGTATGCGGCGCATGATGCGGCGTGGTCTGCTCAAACAGCAGAGTTTTTGCGTGTGGTGACAGAAACGGAGTGTTGTGAAGCCATCCGCGCACGGGGGCAGAATGAGAAACCTTGAGAAACTGAGAGCCGAGAACAAATGGCTACCCAAAGACGCAGCCGGAATCATCACAAGCCCGCTGTACCTGCCACCGGGGCATCCTATGCTCTCGGTCTGGCGTCAATGGCTCAAAACAAACCCAAGGGACAAGTGGCCGGCATGGCTCCGTGGCGACATCCAAGCGATGCGCCCATCTGGGAAGCGATTGAGGCCCGCATCCGAGCCGTCTATGCCTGGCAGCGGAAGCGATGAAGCGTAGTAAGTACCGGGCGATCCCGACTGTTGTGGACGGCATCCGCTTTGCCAGCAAGATGGAGGCGAAGCGGTACGGGCAGCTCAAACTGCTGCAGGTTGCGGGCGAGATCCGCTGGTTTACGTGCCAGTGCCCGTTCCACATCGGCCCGGGCATCCGGTACGTGAGCGACTTTCTGATCGTCTACACCGACGGTCGGGTGGTGGTTGAGGACGTCAAGGGGGTGGAGACCCAAGCGTTTAAGATCAAGCGCAAGCTGTTTGAAGAGCGTTACGGTCCGTTGACCGTGGTCAAAAAGGTCTAATGCAAACGAAACGGGGTGAAATTATGCAAGTGGGAGGTCACATGCTAACGAATGTCGAAATTGGTATGCGTTTGGGCGACACGGGACGCGCCCTGACGCAATTGGTTGACGTCCTGATCGACCGCCTCGAGCCCGCCGTTCAGATGATTTCTGCCACGCTGGCGCAGGGTGGGAAGGTCCTTGTGTGCGGTAACGGCGGGTCGGCGGCCATGTCGAACCATCTGGTCGCCGAGCTGGTGGTCCGGTTTGAAACCGACCGCAAGGCGCTCCCGGCGATCAGCCTCGCTGCCGACACGTCCATCCTGACGGCAACCGGCAATGATTACTCGTTTGACCGGATCTTCAGCCGGCAGGTTGAGGCGCTCGGGACCGCCAACGACACGCTGATTGCGTTTTCGACGTCGGGCAAGTCCAAGAACATCAAGGAAGCGATCCACGCCGCCCACAAAAAGGGAATGCGCACCCTTGGGATCAGTGGCCGCAAGGGTATGTCCGCGATTGTGGACTGCGACCTGATTTGCCCAGGCGAGTCGACGGCAATCATTCAAGAAATGCACCTGATCGTCGTCCACGTGCTGTGCAGCGCGATCGAGCGGGGCATTAAGTCATGATGCAAGTCAGCCTGTTTGATACCCCGCAGTACCAATTGCCGAAGGCGTTGTCCGGCAAGGCCCGCCGCGATGCAGGCATGGCCAAGGTCCGCGACAACAACAACGACTGGGCTATCAACGTGTTCTGCCGCGTCACCGACTTCCTGTGCTGGCCCGGGGGCGACATTGTGACGGCAGAGGATATGCGCAACTGGTGCAACATGTACGGCGTGCCGGAACCAAAACACCCGAACGCGTGGTCAAGCGTGTTTGGATCGGCGGTCCGCAAGGCGCTCAAGAACGGTTACATCACGCACGCGGGCACGGCGCTGGCCAAGCGACCGGACGCTCACGGGCGGCTTTTGCGGGCCTACAGGAGGGCGGCAGAATGACACTGAGGAAGCTGGTTCAAATGTTTCACGAGGTCCGAGTGCTGGTCACCGGCGACCCTATGCTCGACATTTACCACCATGGTACGGTCGATCGACTGAGCCCCGAAGCGCCTGCGCCGGTGTTCGTTGAGACCGGCAGTCGCACCCTTCCGGGCGGGGCCGCCAACGTCTACGAGCAGCTCGAGCAACTTAATGTTGACGCCGAACACCATTTTCCAAAGCAATGGTGGACGGAGAAGCATCGATACCTGGTTAACGGCCAGCAATTGTTCCGCATTGACAAGGACTCGCACCACTACGCGGAAGGCATGCCGAATCTGACATCAATCGACGCGATCGTCATGTCCGACTACGGCAAAAGCTGGCTCGGTGCCGATTACTGCCGCAGCCTGATCGCCGAAGCCCGCAAGCATCACATCCCGGTCGTGGTCGACCCAAAAGGCACCGGTTGGGCAAAGTTTGACGGCTGCACGGTCATCTGCCCCAACGAAGTCGAGGCCAAAAACCCTGAGATCAAGGCGTTTGACGTCGTGCTCTTCAAACGGGGCGCCCGCGGCTTGTTGCTCAAAGACCACACATGGGAACATGCGTTCCCGGCAGTGGCGCGGCAGGTCTACGACGTCACCGGGGCTGGCGACACTGTCGTGGCCACTGTGGCCGCGGTACTGGCTTGCGGCGGCAACCTCCACGAGGCGGCACGGTTGGCCAATATCGCTGCCGGGGCGGTCGTCGGAAAGCGGGGTACGGCGACCGTCAGCAATGACGAGCTGCTCGAGCTGGTGGGCAACCAATGAAGCTCGGGTTCGTCAACGGTTGCTTCGACCTGTTCCACGCCGGCCACCAGTCAATGCTGTTTGAGTGCACCCGCAATTGCGACTATCTGATCGTGGCGGTGAATTCGGATGCCAGCGTCAAACGGCTAAAAGGGCCGACCCGACCCGTGTGGAATTGGGAAACCCGGGCCGCGCTTATCAACCTGTACCTGACCGATAACGCGCCAGGGCGGTTTGCGGTTATCCGGTTTGAGGGGGACGAGGGCCCGCTGCTCATGAACATCCGCCCCGAGATACTGTTCAAGGGCTGGGACCACAGCGCTTTACCGATCTTCTATCGTAAGATAGGATGGAAGAAAGCCGGTGCGGATCAGGCATTTGAGGGCCCGATCATTCACCAGTGCAAACAGGTTCCGGGCGTGTCGACCACGTCCATTTTGGAGTCGCAGCGTGAAAAAGCCGAAAGGGTCATACCCGACGCACAAGATTGCCCCCCGGGACTGGCGTGACACGCCGATCATCTCGGGCGATTACGACCTTGACGCCACGATCATGCACCGCAACAACAAAGACCTGCCGCACCGCCTTGAGCTTTACACTCGTCGCACGAAATCGCCTTACGGCGCCCTGAGTGCCTATAACGCGATCCAGAACTACCACGGAGACACCTGATGTCCGCCGATAGCGCCCACAAGTTCAAGCCGAACAAGACCGAAAAGCTTCCGCACAAGAAGGGTCATACCGAGACCCCAAAGATGAAGTCGCCGGCCAAGTACGAGAAGCCGTCGGCCAACAAGACGCGCAGCTGATGGCAAAGCAGGGCCTGTACGCGAACATCAACGCCCGCCGCAAAGCGGGTTTGCCGGCCAAGAAGCCGGGACAGGCGGGTTACCCGACCGACAACGCGTTCAAGGAATCGGCTAAGACAGCAAAAGCAAAGAAATAATGCCAATCGACTGGTTGTGGGGCGATCTTCACGACGACGACGATGAAACCGTGCCAGTCCTGTTCATGGACATTCCGATAGAGGGAGACGACGATGCCGCTGAAGAAGGGAAAGAGTGAAAAGGTCATCGGCGAGAACATCGGCGAAATGCGCCGGGCTGGCTACCCTCAGAAGCAGGCCGTGGCCGCCGCGCTGACGACTGCTCGCAAGTCCAAAGGTAAGCGTAAGTAATCACTGCCTTGGCAGTGAATTTCTGTTGACGCCTCAATGACGAAAACGTTAAAACAACCGCAGCGCAGCAAAGGCGGCGCGCCGCTCGGAAATGACAACGCCGCCAAAGGCAACGAGTTCCGCCATGCCGTCCGCCGCGCCCTTGCTCGAGCTGGTGGGACGGTGGACAAAGGGCTCGACAAGCTCTGCGATCAGCTTGTCGTGGCGGCTGTCAGTGGCGAGCAATGGGCGATGCAGATGGTGGCTGACCGGTTGGACGGTAAAGCCGCCCAGACCATGTACGTTGGCGAAGCCCCTGAACAGGTAACAGCACCCGATGCCGACGCGCTTACAGTCAGGCTCGCCCGCGCTCTCGTTGGACGCGCTGGCACAGCAGATACAGACCACACGATTCAGTGACCTGCTGACCGTCTGGGACAGCCTGGACGACAAGGGCCGGGACTATCCCACGATGCGGTGGCTGGCCACGGTCGACAGGTACTACCTGCTCATCAAGCTCATGGGCCGTACCGACGCCTGGCACCCGTGGCTATACGCCCGCTGCCGTGAGGTTGAGGCCGCCCCAGATGGGTATCTAGACCTCTGGGCCCGCGAACACTACAAGTCCACGATCATTACGTTCGCCGGGATCGTCCAGCAGATCCTGCGCGACCCCGAGATCACCGTCGGTATTTTCAGTCACACGAAACCGATCGCCAAAGCGTTCCTCGCCCAGATCAAACGCGAGCTGGAGAACAACAAGCTGCTGCAGGCCTTGTTCACCGACGTCCTGTATGCCAACCCGTCGGGCGAGTCGCCTGCGTGGTCGCTGGACGGCGGGATCATCGTCAAGCGCAAGTCTAACAGCAAGGAAGCCACGGTCGAGGCCCACGGGCTCGTGGACGGCCAGCCGACCAGCCGCCATTTCAAGCTGCGGGTCTACGACGACGTCGTGACGCTCGAGTCCGTGTCGACGCCCGAACAGATCCAGAAGACGACCGAAGCGTGGTCGATGAGCGATAACCTTGGCTCGCTGGGCGGCAAGGTCTGGCACATCGGCACCCGGTACTCGTTTGCCGACACGTATCAACACATTATGGGCACCGGGGCGGTCAAGCCACGGGTGTACCCGGCCACCCATGACGGCACCAAGGACGGGCGCCCGGTGTTGTTCAATCAGGAGGAGTGGGACCGCCGCGTCAAGACGCAGCTTGAGGCCACGATCGCCACTCAGATGCTGCAGAACCCGCTGGCCGGCACGCAACGCTGGTTCGACCCGGACGACCTGCAGGTGTACCAGGCACGCCCCGAGGTGCTGATGGTTTACCTGCTGATTGACCCCGCTCGGTCCAAGAAGAAGGGCAGCGCCAACACCGCCATGGCCGTGGTCGGGATCGATAGCAGCGGCCAGAAGTACTTGTTGGACGGGTTTGACCACAAAATGGACTTGCTCGAACGGTGGACCAACATGCGCAACCTGTGGGCCAAATGGCGGTCTGCCCCTGGCATCATTGGCGTCAAGGTCGGTTACGAACGCTACGGCGCCATTGCCGACATGGACTACTTTCAAGAGCGCATCCGGGTCGAAAACGTCCAAGGGCTGGACATTGAAGAGCTGGAATGGCCTGCCGAGGGTCCGGGGTCGAAGGACGACCGTGTCCAACGCTTGCTGCCCGACATCCGCGGCCACAACTTCTACCTGCCCTACGAGCCCGCCGACGACGAGCCGGACCTGACGGACCAGCAGAAACGGATGATCGCAGCGGGCTACGACTACCGGATCGCGAAGCCCATCATCAATCGGGACGAAAACGGCCAACTGTACAACCTCGCCGAACGGTTTAAAATGCAGGTGGGGTATTATCCGTTCAGCGGGTTGAAAGACCTCATCGACGCGGTATCGCGGGTGTATGACATGGACCCGAGACCGCCTGAGTACATCGATTCCCAAGTGCTGGAGCCTGAGCTGACATGAGCCGACTTGACCTTACCGACGCCCAGATCCGTGCCCTACTGCGCACCGTGGATCGCGTCGCTGACGGTCGCGGCCACATCACGACGGTTGAGGCCGGTCAAATCCGTCGGCTGGCGGGCGAGCTGCAGGAACTGCGGTCCCGTGAGGCCGTGACAAGGCACCTCTCCGGCCTCGAGGGCAATTACTGATGGCACGTTCGACCGTACCCGCAAGCCTTGGCTTACCCGTCACCAGCCGCACGTTCAGCTGGAACGAGATGGTCCGTCGAGCATGGGGTAGCGAGTTCTCGGCACCCGATCACCGCGTCTACGTCTGGTCAAACGGGCGCGGCTTTGACAGCACCGACCGCGGCACGACCGGGTTCTATAAGCCATACGTTCTCGACATCCTGACCGAGCAGGGCTACGCGATTCAAATGGAACCGCCAGCCGATTCCGTCGGCGATCCCATTTTGGTGGAGTAACCATGCCGAAAATCAGTCAATTCCCCGCCGGCGGCGCCGCTCAGAACACCGACCTGATCCCGGTAGTCCGCAACGGCGGCGACTACACGATCACGGGTTACAACCTCGCAGCGCTGGCGTCCTATGGTCAAGCGTACACCGGCACGTTCACGGCTACGGCTGGCCAGACCGTATTTACCCTGCCCGCGTCCCCGGGGTCGCTGGCCAACCTTGCGGTTAGCGTCGATGGCGCCGTCATGGTGCCTGGCACCGACTACACGTGGACGACTCCCACCACGCTGACGTTCATGACCGGCCTGTCCGCGGGTCAGACCGTGCTGTACCGGTACACTACGTCGGTTCCCGTGGGCACGGCCATAGCGGGCGGCGTGAACGGCCAGCTGCTGTACAACAACAGCGGCATTGTGAACGGCACGACGATCGGCGGCGATGCGTCGCTGGTGGCGTCCACGGGCGCTTTGACGGTCACCAAGACCAACGGCGTGGCGTTCGCGGCCTCGGCCACGACCAACACGACGGTCACGGGTAACATCACCTACACCCAAGGCGGAACGGGCTCGACGTCGCGTACTGTGACGGCCAAGCTTCAGGAATCGGTGTCGGTGCTGGACTTTGGCGCCGATCCGACGGGAGCGTCAGATAGCGCGACGGCATTTTCCAACGCATTGACCGCAAGCGGCAACGTCGTGGTTCCGCCAGGCACATACCTTGTCAATAGCACGATCAGCCTGACCAACAATAAAACCATCACGTTTTTTGGCGGAGCGTCCATTTTGGCTGGCGCGAACAACCTAACCGTGTTCAAAGCGGCAACGTCAGCGTATTACACGCAGATCGTCAACCCTTCGATCAACGGCAATGGAAAGACCGGCGTAGTTGGTTTCGACATGACCAATTTCCGGTTGCAAGCCGGAATCATCAATCCGCTCATTACGGCGTGTAACAACGGTTTCATCTTTCGCACCGGGTGCTATGCGACGCTGTTGCTCAATCCATCAACCTACCAAACCCCATACCCCGCTCAATTGATTACAAACGACGGCAGCGTGGACGTTATTAACCCATCGTTCGATAACGAGACGGGCAACGGCGGAACTGGCGCTGGCATCGGCATTGATGTGCAGGCAAGTGGGTCAACCACCATTAATGCTCGAGTGAGCGGTGGTTACATCCAAGGTTTTCAGTACGGCGTAAAAGACGCAGGGTACGCTACAAAAATTTCGGATGTGTATTTTGAAGCCAATTCGTCGTCGGACGTTTACGCTTCCGGGGCCAAATACGGCGCATATACCAACACCACGCATTTCGGCAGTACCCCATCGGCGTATGCGGTTACTTTGTCAAGTTGCGACAGCATTACGATATTCAATCCGACGATGGGAAGCGGCAACCGAGCGGCGGTTTACAACGTTGATTCGTCAAACACCAATTGCGTCGAATATCACGCATTGTCGGCGACGTCGCTGGACACGCCGATCGGGACGCTGACGTATCTATCAAGCATCCCCCGTCAGATCGTTTCGACATTTACCCCCGTTGTAGCGGGCACGACAACGGCGGGCACCGGAACATATACGACTCAATCTGGAACGGTAGTTCAAACCGGCAACCAAATTCACGTTCAAATGGAAATTACATGGACGGCGCACACGGGCACGGGAAACATTGCCGTTACTGGCATCCCGTCGGCTCTGGCGCCGTCGAGTTACACGCCGCGTCGCGTCGGTCAGGTCGTTCCGGTGCTGGCGTTCACTGGGCCAGCCGTCTATTGCTATTTGAACGGATCGGGCACCAACCTTACGTTGGTGCAAGTCGCCACGACGGGCACGCAGTCGCTAATTCCGATTACAGCGTCGGGCACCATTTACATCAACATGGTCTACGACCTGTAAGGCCACCCCATGACCACCGCCTCATACAACCTTTCCCAGCTTGGCAGCCAGTACAACCAAGGCGGCACCGGCGCGGTCGCACGCACCACGGCGAGCAAGTTGCAGGAAAGCGTCAGCGTCCTCGATTTTGGGGCTGATCCGACGGGGAGTACGGATAGCACGGCTGCGATCAACAACGCCATTGCGGTTGCAAAATCCGCATATGGTGGAACCGTCGTATTCCCTCCGGGAATCTATACGTGTGCAAGTCAGATCACGATGGGAGCCGTGCAGGGCGTCCGTTTTGTTGGCCTATCAAGCAACAATCAGGCAACCGGCGGAGCGACCATCAAATACACCGGCACAACGTCACCGTTCATGTCTGTGTCCGGTTCTGCGGCGTCGTTGAGCATTGAAAACCTCAACATTGGATATTCAAACGGATCATTTACCGGAACGCTGATTTCTGCTCCGGTCAATCAGTTTTATTTGGTCAATTCCGTGTTGAGCGGATATAGCGTGACCTCAGCGCAATACTTACTTGACATCAATTCATCAGTAGACGTCTGCATCAATCACACCGCATTTAGCGGCGCTCAGTACGCAATCAGCGGTCAAAAGTCTGATGGAACCGGGTTTGCCAATGTCGTCGCAATCAACCAATCACAGTTTACTGGATTGACAACGGCGGCCATTCGTAATCCTGGGCAAGGTTGGGCAATTACGGCTTGCGACTTTGAGAACCTTGCCAACAACAAGGGTGCGGCTATCGTCATGGACTCGGCCTGCACCTCGATCGGCTTGACCATCAACGGTTGTTGGTTTGGTGACGCTACGGATGCGTCGGGCTGGATCTGGATACTGTGGCAAGGTTCGGGATTGTCAGTCACGGGTTGCTATTTCAACGGCGTTGGCACAAACAATCCAGACGCGATCAAACTTCTTGGAACCAGTTACGGCATAACAATCAATAGTTGCTATTTTTCGCACTTTGCCAATGCGATCAACCTTGGATCGTATTTGTCAAACGGCACGTCATTAGTAAGTAACCGATTCAGCGGATGCACGACCAACATTGCCGGTACTCCGGTTGCGGATCATTTTTCTTATCAGTCTTACGTTTGGACGCCGACGCCAACCAATCTGACCGTAGTGCTGGGCGGTGGATCTGTAACGTATTCCGGTTATTACGAAAAGCGCGGCACTTACGTCTATTTCTCAATCGTTGTGACAACAACCGGCGGCGCAACGACCGCTGCGACCGCAGGATCAACGTCGTTTTCTTTGCCGTTTACATCCACGTCGGGCTCGGGCACCTACGGCACGTGCGCAGCGGCGTCGCCAAACACGGCGCTTGCCGTGGGTTCGGGTGGTTTTGTCGGCGGATCTGGAATTTTCACGCCGTCATGGACTGCAACGTCAAACGCCATCGTCATCACTGGCTCGTATCAAACGACGACGCTGTAAGGACTCCCAATGCTCCACGCCGCCTACAACAGCGTCCTAGAAGCCGGTGATCCAGAAGAACTGTCGCAACTCGAGCTGGCGCAGAAGGTCGGTGACGCGCTCAACAAGGCGTACCCCAATCACCCGTGGGTGATCGGGTTCCAAGGCGGTGGCATCGTCGTGCGGCATCTGGCCATCGCCGGGGCCGTGGCCAACGCGATCTTCAAGGAAGGCTTCAGCAGCCTGTTGCCAAAACACCGGCTGGGCACGCCCGACGAGATCCGGGCGTCGTGCATCACATTCGGGGGCGAGCTGCTGGAGGCATTTGACCTGCCTCGGGGCGCATGGGACGGTCGGGAGCCGCAGGTGCCGAAGGCATGGCGCTACAAACAGACTAGGAACTTCCAATGACCGACAGCACCCAGTGGCGCCCGCAACCGCCGAGCATCAAAGACCCGCCGGCAGGTGACGTCCATCTCGATTACATGGCCAACGAGCAGGACGGCGAGGGCATCATGCCGGAGCAATCCGGCCCGGACGAGATGTACGACGATTTTGACGAGTCGATGCCCAACTGGCGGCGTCGGGCGCAGGACGCGTATCGGTTTTCCACGTCTTTCGTAGACACGAACTACCGGGGCAAGTGGGACGATTCCATTAAGGCGTTTAACAGCCAGCACCCGTCGGACAGCAAGTACAACAGTGAAATCTTCCGCAAGCGGTCGAATATCTACGTCCCGAAGACCCGGGCGATTATCCGCAAGAACGAGGCCGCTGCCGCCGCGGCATTCTTCAGCAACCTCGACCGTATTGCGGTCAGCCCGGTCAACGGCAACGACGAGGTTGAGCGGGTCAGCGCCGACGTCATGCAGCAGCTGCTCCAGTACCGGCTGACCAAGTCGATCCCGTGGTTCCAGATCTGCATGGGCGGCATCCAAGACGCCCAGGTACAGGGCGCGTGTGTCGCCCATATCCACTGGCGCTACGCCATGCGTAAGGACGCCAAAGGCAAGCTCATCCGGTCGGATGACAAGCCCATGGTCGACCTGATCCCAATTGAGAACTTCCGGTTTGACCCGTCGGCCAACTGGACCGACCCGGTCAACAGCAGCCCGTATCTCATCCACATCATCCCGATGTACGCGGTCGACGTGAAGCAACGGATGGAGCGGCCCGATCCCAAGGGTCGGCAGTGGAAGAAATACCCGGACAGCGCCCTGATCGGCATGATGCAGGACGACAGCACCCGTCGCGCCCGTGGCGGCAACGCTCAAGACGCGGCGCTCGAGCGGCGCACCGTGTCGGACTACGACATTGTCTGGGTCCACCGGCACATCCACCGGCACAACGGCACCGACTACCAGTTCTGGACGCTCAACAGCGACAAGATGCTGACCGACCCGGAGCCGCTGGACGCCACCGTGTTCCACGGGAAACGTCCTTACGTCATGGGCTATGCCAACGTCGAAACGCACCGCCCGATCCCGTCCAGCATTCCGCTCATGGTCAAGGGCCTGCAGGACGAGATCAACGAGATCAAGAACTCCCGCCTCGACAACGTGAAGTTCGTCCTCAACAAGGGTTACTTCGCAAAGCGCGGCAAGAACGTCGACCTGCCCGCCCTGGTACGCAACGTCCCGGGCCGCGTGGTATTGATGGACGATCCGGCCACCGACGTGGTCGAAAACAACTGGCCGGACGTGACCGCCTCAAGCTACGCCGAGGAGGACCGCAACAACGCCAACTTCGACGAGCTGGTGGGAAACTTCTCGGCAGCGTCGGTCCAGACCAACCGGTCGCCTCGTGAGCCCGCCCGGGCCATGACGCTGCTTCAGGCGCCGGCCAACCTGCTGACCGACTACATGCTGATGACCTATTGCGAGACGTTCATCACGCCGGTCCTGCGCCAGCTGGTGCTGCTGGAACAGCATTACGAGACCGACCAGACGGTGTTGGAGATCGCTGGCAAGAAGTCCAAGCAGTTCCAGAAGTTCGGCATGGACAAGGTCACGGACGACATGCTCGAGCGCGAGATGACGGTCAACGTCAACGTCGGCATGGGCAACACCGACCCTGTCACCAAGATGCAAAAGTTCCTCGCCGGCGTCATGGCGTTCAGCAAGATTAGCTTGCGCCCGCCGCCGGGGGTCAACCTTGAGGAAGTGTTCAAGGAGATCATGGCCCTGTCCGGCTACGCTGACGGCGAGCGGTTCAGCATGGGCAACGACCCCGAAAAGGCGGCTCAGGCCATGCAGATCAAGCAGCTAACCATGAAGTTGCAGCAGCTCATGATGGAGCGCCGCGACAAGTCGGAGGCCAACGCGGTGAAGCGCGAGACGGCCACTCAATCCAATATCGTCAAGCTGCTGCTCGCCGACAAAGAAGATCAGCACGAAAACCTCAAGATCTACGCCGGCCACCTCGCCGCCAAGGATCAGGCGCTACAGGCGGCGCATTTGCAGGCCCAGCAGGCCGCTATGCAGCCCCAGCCACAGGGCCAGCCTCAGCCACAACAGGGCGTTAAATGAGCCGACCAATCGACGCAGACGAGCCGTTGGTGCGGACCGCCGTGTTCGGCAAGCAGGTCGAGGACTTCCTGACGTCCGACATTGGCGACTACCTGCTGCAAAAGGCCAAACACGAGGAAACCGACGCGGTGGAAGAGCTGATCGCGGCCACGGGAGCGTCGGCTGACCGACTGCTTGAGATCCGGTCGAGGATCTGGACCGCCCGCAAGTTCAGCCAATGGCTGGGGCAGGCGGTCGAAATGGGGCAACAAGCACTTGAAATGCTGAAGGAGGATCTATGAGTGAGGACATGACCGACGACCAGCGTCGGGCGCAACG